CGACTAAGAAAAAGAAGAAGAAAAAGAAAGGAGGTAAAAAACGTGGCGAATGTTCCTGTAAATAAAGCGTTATACTCTAGGGTAAAAGCTGAAGCTAAACGTAAGTTTGCTGTTTATCCTTCTGCTTACGCTAACGCATGGCTTGTACGAGAGTATAAGAAGCGTGGTGGTACTTATCGCACGGGAACTAAAAAACGTGGCAAGAAGTAGTGGTGGTCTAACCCGTTGGTTTAAAGAAAAATGGGTTGATGTAAAGACAGGAAAACCTTGTGGTCGTCAAAAAGGCGAAAAACGAGGCTATCCAGCCTGTAGACCTAGCAAACGTGTATCAAGTAAGACACCTAAGACAACAAAAGAAATGTCGAGTGCTGAAAAAGCAAGATTTAAGCGTGAAAAAACTGGTAGTGCTAAGATAAAGTATCAACATAAACGTAAAAAAACTACCAAAAAGAAAAAATGACTAAAATCACTGATGAAATGCTCGATGTTATTGAAAAAGTAAAAGGTAAACGTAATCCTGCACTTTGGGATAATAGATGTGAACAATATATGAGAAATAACAAGAAAGGTACTGTAAAAAAGTCAACTACAAGTTAAACTATCTATAAATACTCTTTTTTCTCTTTGGATCATGGCATTTTTTCGTGGTGAAGAAGGCTCTGTAAAATTTAAAAACGGATCTGGAACTACTGAAGCAATCGTATCTACTACTGGTTGGTCATTAGATACTACAAAAGACACATTAGATGTAACTGCTCATGGAGCAACATCAAGATCATTTGTTGGTGGATTAATTTCTGGATCTGGAACTATTGATTTTCTTTACACAGCAGCTAGTGGCAATGAAACTGCAAACTTATTAGCAGATGTTTTAACTACAGAAGATGCTGGTGATGCACAGTTTGAATTGTTTTTAGATACAACTGGTGCTAAAAAAGTAAGTTTTTCTGGAATTGTTACAGGATCAACTTTAACTGCTACAACAGGTGATTTAGAAACAGTAAGCGTCAGTTTTATTACTTCTGGTACTATTACTAATGCTGCATAATGCCAAAAGGTTCTTACTCAGCCAAGCAACGCAAATTAGCTGCGGTTGCTCCTCCTAGAGATAAGATTACTGCTGCTGATCTTAAAAAGCTACGTTCTAAGAAAAAAAAGAAAAAGAAGTGAAACTTACTGCTCGCCAAAAAACTTTATTATCTAAGCACTCTGAACACCATAGTGCAAAGCACATGGAGTTTATGAAAAGGCGAATGAGAGCAGGAGATACTTTTACTCAAGCCCATAAAAAGGCACAAGCGAAGGTAGGTAGATAATGGCTAAACGTAAAGGTGTAAGTTTATCTGTAGGTCGAGGCGAAAAGTCTAAAAAAGGAGGACTTACTGCAAAAGGTCGTGCCAAATACAATCGTGCTACTGGTAGTAATTTAAAAGCACCTGTAACTGAAAAAAATCCTACAGGCAAAAGAGCAGCAAGAAGAAAAAGTTTTTGTGCTCGTATGAAAGGAGTTAAAGGTCCAATGAAAGATAGTAAAGGCCGACCTACAAGAAAAGCGTTAGCATTAAAACGATGGAGGTGTTAGATGACTTATTCAATTCCTGGTGATTACAGAACAAAAGTACAGACCTCTACAAATATTGGAGATATAGATAGTCCTTTTACTAGAACTAGAGCAGTTTTAGATATGATGAAAGGGTGGGAAATAATGAAGGCTGTTACTGAAGGTACAGAATATCTTAGAGAAAATAGTGAAGCATTTTTACCCTTAGAACCAAGAGAAGATTACACAGCATATATGGCAAGAGTAAATCGTGCTGTATTTAGTCCTTTCACACAGAGATTGATAAGAGCAGCTACAGGTCTTGTATTAAGAAAACCAATAAGTCTTATAGGTGATCCTTATTGGACAGAAACTTTTAAAATGGATGTTGATGGTTGTGGTTCTGATTTAGATGAATATGCAAGAAGAATATTAATGTGTTCTCTTACTTATGGTCAGAGTCATATTCTTGTAGATTATCCTGCACCTTCTGGTGCATTGAGTTTGGCTGAAGAAAGAGCACAAAATCGTAGGCCATATTGGATTGACGTAGATCCAACAAATCTTTTGGGTTGGAGGTTAGATAGAGAATCTAATTATGGAAATCTTATACAGGCAAGAATTGCAGAAAAAGCCGTATTGCCTGATGGAGATTTTGGAGAAAAAGTTTACGACCAAGTAAGAGTCATAGAATCTGGAAGTTATAGAGTATTTCGTAAAAAAGATGAAATTGATGCAATGTATGATGTTGATGATAACTCTTACATGGGTGAATTTAACACTGGTACTACAGATCAAGAATATAAATTAGTAGAATCAGGTACTTTCTCTCTTGGTGAAATACCTTTAGTGACTATTTATTCTGGAAAAACTGAAAATTTAGTGAGTAAACCACCTTTACTTGATATTGCGTATTTAAATCTTGCTCATTTTCAAAGACAAGCTGATTTAATACATAGTTTGCACGTTGCATCTCAACCAATGCTTGTAATGGAGGGATATGATGATCAGACCAAAGATTTAGCCATTTCTGTTAATTATGCAATGGCAACACAGCCTGGTAATAAAATTTACTATGTTGAACCAGCTTCCAGTGCTTTTGATGCTCAATCTGCTGAGATTAAAGAATTACAGATGCAAATGGCAACTTTGGGAATTAGTACATTATCACAACAAAAATTTGTAGCTGAATCTGCTGATGCTAGAAGGTTAGATAGAGTTGATACAAACTCCATGCTTGCCATGGTTTCTATGGAGTTAGAACAAAAACTTCAAAAATGTTTTAATTTATCTGCCGAATATGTAGGTATTGAACCTCCCGAAGTAAAGATAAGTAGAGATTTTGATATTGAAAGATTAATTGGTCAAGATATTACAGCTTTAACATCTCTTTTTGATCAACAAGTAATTGATAGAGAAGAATTTAGAGATATTTTGGTGCAAGGAGAGGTGTTACCATCAGCAAATGAGGCTAAATCTGAATAGTTTGATAAACTAAAAAACAAGTACATATATTTTTATGGCTAAATCCCTAGATAAAGTTCTGCAACCAGATGGAACTTATAAATGGGAGCTTGTAGAACCAACCGCATCTGAAAAGATGGGTAATGGTCCTGAAGCTCCTGTTGTTTGTCCTGCTCCTAAACCAAAAGCAACTAAGAAAAAAGCTGCTAAAAAGAAAACAACTAGTCCTCTTACTGAATAATCCATGGCAATCGAAGAACAAGTCATTCAGTCTGATTCTGTGAATCCTGCTGAACAGCCCGTGGCTGAAACTGCTTCACAACCAACTCAACCACAAGCACCAAATCTTGACACTATTAAGGCAGAATATGAAGCACAGGTGGCTGCTGCTCGTAAAGAAGCTGCTGAAGCACAAGAAAAATTTAAAGGTATCAAGACTAAACTTGATGATGTTTACAAACAAAAAGATCAACAACGTAAAAAAGAATTAGAAGATCAAGGTCAATGGAAAACTCTTTGGGAAGAGGCAAATAAAACAGCCCAAGAAAAAGAGCAACAGATAATGACTTTATCTCAGCAATTAGAAGATTTAAAAACTTCAAATGAGTTAGCTTCTACAAAAACAACAGCATTGGCAGCCATTAGTAATTTAGGTGCTATAAATGCAGAACAAACTTTGGCATTGTTACAAGGTAAGTTACAAAAAAATGCTGAAGGTAATGTCGTTGTTCTTAATGGTGGAGTTGAACAAGATTTAACAAATTATCTTACAAGTCTTAAAAATCCTGGTAGTGGTTGGGAACATCATTTTAAACCTAGTAGTGCTGCTGGAATGGGTGCAAAACCAAGTCCAGTTGCTAACGCAGGTGGAGGCCAACCAAATCCTTGGAAAACGGGCAATATAACACAACAAATGCTATTATCGGAACAAGATCCACAGCTTGCAGCAGTGCTCAAGCAAGAGGCTCAAACTAAATAGTTAATTTCTGTGAAATTGACCCCCTTATCCGTGATTAGGGTATCGCAAAACTTATTAAGGTAAATCTGAATGGCTGCTCCGTTTCAGAATTATACTGGCGGTGTCCTACTAGCGGATATCGTTAAAAGAAATAATTTTAGTGCTTACGTTTCTCAAGCTATCAAAGAGCGTAGCCTATTTATTCAATCTGGTGCTGTAGTTCGTAATTCTCT